TAAAAAATCAAGTCGTAAAGCCCATGCTCAAATTGTAATGCTGCAGCAGAGACGTGTTGGTCGAACCGGCTCGCGTCGAGGCCAATCACAACAGGCTTAGTAAACTTTGAGTACTTCGCAAACAAATGTTTTGCCTGTGTAAAACTGTTGTATTCCGACATAATGGTGGGTCCGCCAAATAACTTGTCTATCTCCCTATAGATCCTATGCTCGACAGGCTTAAGATAACGACCAACTTCAACGTTGTACCTGGGATCACGAGGCTGTATCACCCGAGGCACAACATTTGGTTTGATCGTCACATTATGTTTTTCCGCCTTGACGAAGGTCTTCAGCCATGCATCTTTGGGACGAACTGGAGCAATCTCCAGCCCGCACACCGCACGAGAATAAGTGGCATGACGGGGTCCCGTGTAGAAGTCCGCAAATTGCTTGCGGGTCACAGGGGATTGTCTACCCACCTTCCGTGCGATGTGATCACGATAGATGCATAACTGTGTAAATGCACCACGCTTAGGAGCAGGTGGTGTGTCTAATTGTGCATTTACATATAATACGCGTTCGCCAACACCATGAACTAAATTGGCGACGGTATTGTCGTGAGTCAGCACTGTGTGGCCACGCAATAGTTGACTCATTGATAAAACTTTGCGTGGTTTGGGGACTCCCGAGTACACTGGCCGTATACCTGGGTAATGGCGCGGTCTGCCGCCATACCCGACCAGTTTCTCTGGGCCCCATCATGCTATGTCCGGTTGGACACAGCCCAGCTCATCCCTGAGCCCTACCCTCTCCTTGCTCCTCTTCGTGTGAGCAACAGCCAGTCCGATCAGTTCAGCCTCACTAGGTACGAATACCAGTGCGGTCGCGATGTCCAGATGCTGGTTGATGTGCCGGGTTATTAACCCAGCATCAACGCAAACATCAAGAAGATGCTTGCGAACAACCAACATATTGGCGGCGGACCTCCGCGGTGTGCCGAACTTGGCCTTGCCCTGCTGAACGAGGTAGCTTCTGAAGAGACCGTGGCGCACACGCTTCTTTCGCGCGGCCATGGGTGCATCGGGGATCTCCTCCTCTTCGGCGATGACATCCTGCAGTTCCAATTCAAGAACTGAGACGATGTCAACGTCGCGAATTTCCTTATCCGCCCGACGCACAAACTTCTCCTTCAGACTCTCCCTATTCCACCAATAACGCCCCAAAGAGTAAGCAGTCTTAGCAACAACAACAGCGAGTGCTACGCTTCCTGCGTTGTAAGACTCCATACCGGTAGTTCTCTACTAACGAGATAAG